CCCGGCATCAAGCGCCCCAGCGCAAGCAACTAGGCAAGGAGCACAGCATGGCAAGTTTACGAGGCCGCAAACCCGGAGCACGCTCCAGCGTAGAGCAGCTCCCAAAAGAGATACTGGATGTTGTCAACCAGCTCATCCGTGACGGCCATACCATCCGCGAGATTGTGGACAAGGTCAGTGAATTGGGCGCTACCGTTTCCAAGTCATCCGTGGGGCGTTATGCCAAACACGCACATGAAATGCTGCAAGACTACAGCGAAGCGCAGGAACTCAGCACCATCTGGCTGGACAGGCTAGAGAAAGAACCCAATGGTGATGTTGGCCGCTTGTTGCAAGAAATGCTTAAAACCGTTGCTGTATCAACAATGGCAGACATAAAAAAAGAGGGTAAAGCAGCCAAGCCAGGTGAACTCATGGCTTTGTCTATCGCCATCAAAAATTTAAGCTCGGCAGATAAAGAAGCCTTCAACATCGCCATGCTGCGCCGCAAATTGCAAGAGGAGCTCCAGCGGGTTGCTGACAAGGTTGCCACTCACGCCAAAGAATCCGGCGCATCGGCTGAAACAGTCGAACAATTCAGAAAAGACATTATAGGCGTCAAGGTGTAACCATGACGCACCTGCAACTCAAACCCTACGCAAAAGCCTATCAGGAAGAAACGCGCATCCCTGCTGTATTTCTGCCCTATCAACAGGACTGGGTTGCAGATAAAAACAAGGTCAAGGTCTATGAAAAATCCCGCCGTATTGGGATCAGTTGGGCTGAGGCTGCTGATGCCACATTGACCGCTGCTGCTGCCCCCAACGCTGGCGGCATGAATGTCTGGTACATCGGCTACAACAAGGAAATGGCAATTGAGTTCATCCGCGATGTTGCCAACTGGGCAAAACACTTCAGCCAGTTTGCGGGTGAGGTTGAAGAAGGCGCCGAAATCTTCAAGGATGGCGATGAAGACAAATCTATCCTCACATTCAGCATCAAGTTTGCCAGCGGTTTCAGGGTCACAGCACTTTCATCCGCGCCCAACAACCTGCGCGGTAAACAAGGGCTGGTTATTATTGATGAAGCCGCCTTCCACCCCAACCTTGACGAACTCCTCAAGGCAGCCCTGGCACTCATCATCTGGGGCGGTGCCGTTCACATCATCAGCACCCACAACGGTGTTGACAACAAATTCAATGAACTGGTTGAAGACATCCGCAACGGCAAGGAACAAGCCTATACACTGCACACCACCACATTTAGTGATGCTGTGGAACAGGGCTTATACAAACGTATCTGCCTGACCACTGGCGAAAAATGGACACCAGAAGGCGAACAGGCATGGGTTGCTGGTATCCGTGCCTTTTACGGAGACAAAGCCAGTGAGGAGCTGGACTGCATCCCCAGCCGTTCCAGTGGTTCCTTCTTTAGCCGTGCTCTGGTTGAAGCGCGTATGAACAAAGATTTACCCGTCATCACACTCCAACTGCCTGACAGCTTTCTTTTTGAACCTGCCGATTACCGGGAAAGCCATATCAAGCGCTGGCTGGATGACAACATCAAGCCGCTCATTGATGGCATCCCCAAAACCATGCAATGCTCTTTCGGGCAGGACTTTGCGCGCAGCTCTGATCTTTCCTCCATCATGCCTGGTGCAGCCTCCAGCAAGGTCAAGTTTTACACGCCCTTCATACTGGAAATGCGCAATGTCCCGTTTGAGACACAAAAGCAAATCCTGTTTTATATCTGCGACCGCTTGCCAGACTTTCAGGGCGGCGCCATCGACTCCAATGGCAACGGCGCATTTCTGGGTGAAGTTGCAGCACAGCGTTATGGCGAGACCCGCATTTTGCGCATCCGGGCAACACAGGAATGGTACCGCGACAACATGCCCAAATACAAGGCCTGTTTTGAGGATGAAGAAATTACACTGGCACACAGTGAAGACATCATCAACGATCACCGTTGTGTGCAACTTATCAAGGGTGTACCCAAAGTGCCAGACAACCTGCGCACCACTGGAGCAGATGGCAACAAACGCCATGGCGATACCGCCATTGCTGGCTGTTTGCTCAAGCACGCTATGGATAACTGCGGCGGCGAGTTTGAATACTATGGCGCCTCTCGCATTAAAGAACAGACAAGGCACGACCTACAAGGATTTTTAAGACATGGCTAAGAAAAAACGATTCCACCCCAACAGATCAATGCAGGTGCAATTCGCAGAAATGCGCAGCCAGATGGACAACCAGTCATCACGGCTGACCATACTCACCACTGAGATTGCCAAGCGCAGCAAAGACCCTCAAGAGCTCAATTTTATGGGGCTGGTGCAAAACTCCGACCCCTTAGTGCGTGAGCGTGGCGAAAGCGCTTATGATCTTTATAGCGACCTCATGCGCGATGCCAAGGTATACGCTGCTTATCAGAAACGCATCCACACGATTATCTCCAAGCAATGGCAAGTTTCCCCCGTAGAGGAAACACCGCAAGGCACAGAACACGCCACCATCGTTACAGAAATCCTCAAGCGGTGCAAATTTGACCAGGTCTGCAAAGATCTGCTGGATGCGCTCATCATGGGGATGAGCATTTCCGAGATTGTCTGGACGGTTCGGGATGGCTATATTGTGCCCGACCGCATTGTCAAACGCGCACAGCGCAGGTTCCTGTTTAAAGAGCAAGAGAATGGCACCCCGGAGCTGCGCCTCATCACAAAAGAAAATCTGGTTGAAGGCGTACCGCTGCCAGACCGCAAATTTATTGTGCACCGTTATGGCTCAATAGACGATAACCCTTATGGCCAGGGCATCGGCCTGCAGCTTTTCTGGCTGGTTTACTTCAAGCGTGCAAATATGCTCTCATGGAATAAACTTAATGACCGTTATGGTACACCAACCCCGTGGGGCAAATATGCTCCTGGTTCAACCAAAGAAGCAAAAAATACATTGTGGGATGCCCTGATGGCATTCAGCAATGACGGTATCATCATGACACCCGATACTGCCAGTATTCAATTGCTGGAGGCTGCGCTCGGTGGCAATGTGACCAGTCACCAAACGCTGGCAAACTTTCTGGACAATGCTATTGGCGCAGTTATCACAGGTGAAAACGGAGCAGAAAGCAGCGGCGGTGCCCTGGCAGCGGCCAGCGTAGAGCGTCGTGACATCTTGCTTGATCTGGGACAGGCAGACTCTGACCTCCAGTGTGATACCTTCAACGAGTCCGTTTTAAAGTGGCTTTGCGAACTCAACGGCTTTGTGCCTTGTCAGGTCTATCGTCCCATTCAGGAAGAGGAAGACCAGAAGGCCACCGCGGAAACCTATGGTGCACTTTATAACATCGGCTTCAAGCCCAGCCTCGACATGGTACGCGGCCAGTTTGGCGAAGGCTGGGAAGAAAGAACTGATACAGGCCAGCAGGGTTTTGCTGGTTATTCTTCGGGCTATCCATACAACTATGGCGCAGGCATGGTGCCCAGTTTTGCCGAAGGTAGAGAAACAAAAACAGCACAGCAAGGCGAACAAAAGGCCATAGATGAGGCTGTCACAAACATACCGCCCGATGACTGGGAAGCAATAATCACAGGCATTTTACAGCCGTTTCTGGACGCTGTAGACAGCAGCGCCGACTATGGCGAAGCGCTTGCAGCTATTGAAAAAGCATTCCCGAATGTGAAAACGGAGCAACTCGAAACCGTGCTGGCGCAGTACCTGTTTGGCTCTGGTGTGCTGGGGCGCGGGATCAGTGAAAAGGAGTAATAAATGCTCATAAAAATCCGTAAATGCCCTTACAAATTATATGGGGGACTAAAAGGGATTCAAATTTATAACAATGAAACTTCATCATCTTTAGTTGTTTATTGGTACAAAGACCGCCCTGAATATCTTTATGTTGCTAATTTTGCTGTGGGGGAGGAGCATCGCGGGAAGGGAATTGGCTCAAAGTTCATGTTTTTTGTTGAGGTTATTGCCAAGAAAAAAAATTCACTTGCAGTGTTTTTACAATCCCCAGTCAATTCTTGGGTCTATAGTTGGTACTCTCGTCTTGGCTATAAACGGCTCGGCGCTTTAGCAGATTCAGGTTTGACATGGATGGAAAAAAGGCTGAGGTCGAAACAATTGCCTAAAGGGGATAATCAATGAACCTCCAAGTCCTTTTTAACCTCCCACCAAAAGCTGCCATCCAGTATCTGGAGAGTAAAGGCTATCAGGTCACATGGGACTGGTATGAGCTGATGGGAAGCGCCCATGCGCGGGCGTTCACGGTTGCCAAAGCCACCAGCCGCAATGTGCTGGAAGCCTTCCTGAATGAGCTTAAAAAGGCACTTCAAGATGGCCTGACGTTTGAGCAGTTCCGGCGCAACATCCAGCCCCGCCTGGTCGAGATGGGCTGGTGGGGCAAAAAAGAAGTGTTGGACGGCATGACCGGTGAACTTACCACGGCAACACTGGGCACCTACAGCCGCCTGCGCACCATCTTTCAAACCAACATGCAAACGACCTACATGGCGGCGCGGTACCAGCGTTTTGAAGACAACAAAAACGACAGGCCATATCTGGCCTATATTGCTGTGGAAGACGGCAGAACACGCCCGGAACACTGGGAGCTTTACAAGAAGCTGCGCGGCAAGGTTATCCATATTGATGACCCTATCTGGGACGTCATCTTTCCCCCTAACGGCTGGGGCTGCCGTTGCCGTACAATGGCGCTCAGTCTGGACGAAGTCCGGCGCCTGGGGCTGCAAATTGTTAAAAGCCTGGGGACCGAATTTGTCCCTGTTGTCTTGAACAAGGATGGCGACATGGCACAGGTGCAGTCGGTGAGTCTCATGGGCAATGACGGCAAACCCTTCTGGTTCAGGCCAGACCCTGGTTGGGACTACAACCCCGGCAAGCGCCCTTTGGCTGATCTTGCAGATGAACTGTTACAGGCATAAACAGCATGGCAACCTCCAACATCACCATCACCATTGATAACCGGCAGGCGCTGCAAAAACTCAAGAGCCTGGAAGAAAAGCTCGAAGACACAACCCCGTTGTTTCTGGCTATAGCCGAAGTATTGGAGATAGAAACCGAATGGAACTTCCTCTCACAAGGCCGCCCCCGCTGGGTGCCGCTGGCTGAGAGCACCAAAAAACGCCGCCAGAAACAAAACAAATATGAAGGACGTATGAGCATGTTAGCCATCTTGCAAGCCTCAGGCACATTGAGGAGAAATATTTCCTCAGACTACGGACGCGACTATGCCATCATTGGTACTAACCTGCCCTATGCGCCAGCGCATCAACTGGGTGCAACCATTCATCACCCCGCACGCCAAAGCACCACAAGACTATCCACCAACAAAGACGGCTCACTCAGGCGCCAGCGCGGCAACCCCAATCTGGCTGTATTTGCAGGCAGCAAAGAAAAAGCCAGAACCGTTCAAAGCCAGACCAAAGCTTATGACGTCACCATCCCGGCGCGGCCATTCCTGCCATTTACAGGAGACGCTGAAAACGCCCGCCTCCAGCCCGAGGCTGAACAGACTGTTCTGGCAACCATCAACCGCTGGCTCAGTGAGTGGAACTGATCAAAAGAAGCCCCTTGAGGCTCAGTTTTTAGAAGCCCTCAGAGGCTCATTTAACTCAAAACAGGTAACATAAACAATGATACCAACAGGAACACTGCCATGACCCGCAAAACCAAAAAACAAGCTCCCACCACTGCCATTCCCTACAACGCCAGCGGTAGCTACTTTGCTCCTTTGCATGACAATCCTGCCATGATTGACTTCTTGCAGGAAAACGGCATGAATGCCCTCAAAGAATCCCGCATGGTCTATGACAAAATCTATGAAGACGCCCGCAAAACCCTCACTTTTTTACTCGCTGGCTTGGGTGCCAGCTTTGGCTACTTTGTAAAA